ATAATCGAATTCAGGTAAAGGAAAATTCACTATTCCCTTTGGTATTACTCCCCCTATCATTTTGCACCTTCAAATCTTGCCGTTGCTTCGGCTACACGTTCAGTTATTAGAGAATTGACTTCACTTCTGGATTGCTCCTCAGCTGGCCTAAAAAATGGCCTTGCTGGCATCTGTCCAGTAGTACCTCCAGACTTTCTAAATCTTGGGACAGTACCATATTCTCCAAGATGAGCATGTGGAGCTATTTTCTGATCCATAGCACAAATCGAAACTATGGGATAACTTGCGTTTCTCGGCATACCCTTAACTTTGACAGCACTTTTTAAATGTCCGGTTTTATCTTTATATTGACTACTGATATTACTAACTACATGACCTTTAACTATTTCAGCCCCTTCAAGAGTTGCTTGCTGGAGTTCATCTTCCATCTTTTTGCCAAACTTTATTAAGGCCGCTTTTATTTCTTCCTGGCCTTCTACTTTAATTTGAAAACTCATAGGATTTGCTCACTTACAAATAAAATTAGTTCTCTATGTCGCTCATCAGGGTCTACAATAGCCTCGATGTTATAATACCTGCTACCGAATTTAATTCTCATTTTTGCTGTAACACCCTTAATATATCGGATATCAATTTTACCGCTTACAGTCGAATTTATCTGTTTTGCTTGCCAGAACTCCCGACCCGTCAATGGTTCTATCCTTGCGTTCATACTATAATAAGTTACCCATGTTATGGAAGGTTCTCCTGTGGTTGTTTGCACTTCCACAGGAGTTTGAATTGTTACAATATTCCTTAGTTCCCCTGCCTGCATTATAACCACACCCTATAATTTGCAAGCAATGAATCAGCTGCAAAAGGCACTTTGCTGATAGTTTTTCCTACAATATATTCTTCTCGATTTTCATATAGGTGAGCTGCTATCAAAAGTATTGCTTGCTTTATGGATTTAGGGCATAAGTTTGTCGTAGTATTATAACCTGCGACATATATTATTTTAACTGCGTTAGTGGGATACTCGGTAAAAGAAGGGTAAGTGTTATTGTAAGTCAAAACCACCTCACCAGGTTCTATTGCAGTGTCAACAATATAATTTGTATCTGCCCATAGAGTATTAAGAGCTGCACTATCTTTATAGTATATGCTCGTAACCGTTACCAGTGGCGGTCTTGGAAGTCGTATATTACCAACAGGAAATTCATTTAAAGACAACTCTAAAGTTTGTGTAGCCAATGCTCTATGTGTTACCTGCTCGCAATAATCCCTTGCTACTGTTATAAGGTCTGATAATAGGCTATCTTCAGCGTTGATTGGCAAGTCTTTTAGTATTGATACTCCAAAAGTACATGTATTTAACGCAACTGTTGCAACTGCCCGAATATACCTTTGATTTCCTGTATAGGCTAATTGGTAAGTCAGTTCGTCCAATGCTATCGTAACCTGAGCAAAAGCACCACTTGCGACATCGGTAAAAGTAATATGGTCATTGGATTCCTGAAGTTTTACATCAACAGTACCGTTTGCACCAAATACTCCGCAGGTCAAGACTGCCATAGCATCATAACCTAAAACTTCAACATAGCTGCCGACTAATGAATAGGCAGCAACTATGCTTTGGACTCCTGGAGTGATACTTTGAACCGATGTTACATCACTTGAGAAGCTTGTACTGTCAAGCCTCAGATGTTTTTTTAACTCGGCAAGGGTAATTGGCTCTGTTACTATCGGTGTATTTATTTTTAGATTCATGCCGTTTTCCCTTTGTTTTTAGGTTTTTCTAATATTGCCTTTTCTCCCCTATCAAGCATCTCAGTTTCTATTTCCTTTTTCATGAGCTTTACAAAATCTCCTAAAGCTTCAACTCGTTCAGGCTTGACGTCTATAATATCGCCAGCCTTATTTAATTCTCCCGTTAAACCATCTTTATAATCCTTTGTTACTTTATACATAATTCACCTCACTTAAATTAATTTTATCCCGATGGACTTGGACTAACACTGGAACTTTCGCTAACAGATTCGCTCGGCGATTCTGTCGGTGATTCACTACTACTTGGAGAGTAAGATGGTGATTCTGAAGGTGATTCGCTAACAGACGGACTCAAAGACGGAGATTCTGAAACTGATTCACTAACTGACTCTGACGGAGATTCACTGACTGATTCAGAAACTGACTCTGATGGACTTTCACTAATACTTGGACTCAAAGATGGTGATTCACTAACTGACTCTGACGGAGATTCTGAAACGGATTCTGAAGCAGATTCGGATGGTGATTCACTAACTGATTCGGAAGGCGATTCACTGGGTGAATTACTGCTACTTTCAGAAGGCGAAATTGAACTGGATTCTGAAGGCGACTTGCTACTGGACGGGCTCAAGGACGGTGATTCTGAAGGTGAAATACTTGAACTTGGGCTCAAAGACGGTGAATTACTGGGTGAAATTGAACTTGACGGACTACTTGACGGTATAACAAAAACTCTTACCGTATATATAGCATAATCAGTTCCATTGCACCAAATCCTATAAGCCGTTCCAGGTGGTACGGTGACCCCTGTTCTTCCTGCAACTTTTATGATTGCATTATTTGTTTCGTCTTTATTAGCCACTATAAAATTCATGCCATATGTATTTGGTGCTATAATCGCATTACTTGCATGACCCGTTTCTACAACCAGATACCTGCATTCACACTCAACATCAGTTAATGTCTTATTTGCTGCCGCTAAGGTAATATCGCCCAGTGTACTATCTATAAAAAATTTCATTTTGTACCTCTGTTTTCTGGCCAGCCAGATTTAACTGACTGGCCGTTAATATTTTAACCTTAGTCAGTGATTTCAACTGCGCCTGAATATCTTTGTTCCAAAAGATATAGAGCTGATACTTTACTGGCTGCGCCGACTACTATTTTAACCATCATGCAGTCAAAGCCATTGGCAATATCAAATGTTGCGGGGTCGATTTCAAATATAACTATTTTATGTTTTACCCCTGCATCGGTTTCGTATGAAACTGCCGCTGTCCTTGCTACCAGTACATCACTTGCAGCACAATCAAGATTTGACCAGATTGGCACAGTTTTTGTTATTGGTGTAGTGCCACCAGCACCAACTGATGTAGCCTGCTCAATTGTAATAACCGCTGTATCCGCATCTCCCTGATCAATATGGACTACTACAAATGCCTTAATAACATTTTTCAGGCTTATATAATCACCTGTATTTGTTCCTCCAGTTTGAGGTACTAAAGCCTCAACAGAATTCATTTTATTTATTTGCATTTCATTCTCCTTATAAAAAACTTAATAATTATCGGGGAATTTCACCCCGAATATCGTAATGTAAATTGAAACTTAGGATATATGTTCAGTAAGTGATACAAACGCACTCTGAGTTACACCCTTAAACGGTGTAATAGGTTTGTTGTTTGTTGGTTGACCATCAACCCTGTAAACAAATCTGAATACTTGCTCATCATACAGGAAGTTTACATGGATTGAAGAAGCTGCCTGGATTCCACCCTTGTCAATCATTATATATTGGCTCAAATCCGCAAATGTGATATCTCCAACATAACCTACTGCACGGGCTTGCTCAATTGGTATTACAGGTTTTCCGAATAATGTACCATAAGGTTGACCTGATATTCCACCTGCTGGCATATACGCAGGAACTGTACCATTTAACATTTGGAACAGTATCGGCTCAACAGCTTGATTAATCAACCATATTGCATTCGGTCTTGACTTAGCTAACATTCTTGAATACACTTCGCAAATTTCTGCATAGGTAAATGTAAGAAGCGTTCCTCTTGTTACTGTAACCAATGAGCCACCGTTAATAAATCCTAATGGCTGACCTGCACCAGCACCTTCAAATATTGCATCATCAATCATAAACCCAAATTCATCAGCGAATGCCTGACTTATAATTGACTCCAATGCCGATGTATCCTGTAATAGTTCATCGGTTGCATAGCAAAGTCCGATAAGTTTCTTTAACTTAAGTTCAATTTGTTTAAACTTAGGTTTTGAAGGAACTTTTAATCCTGCCTCATTTAACCAGTAAGATATTACTCCACCCCAACGGCAACCATTCCCACGGTCGGATTCGTCAACGCCGTTAATTGTGATACCATTTGCATTTGCACTGATAGGTATTCTTCTAACTCTTGAGGATAAAATACCTGTATCATAAGCATTCTTTAACAGTTCGGTTGAAAAATCTGTCTGTACTAAAAATCCACCAGATGATGGAACGGTTTCATCCAGTCCACCGCCTGCTGCTCTTGATTCAACAAGTCTTGGGTCAACCCTTCCACCTGACCTTGCTGCTGCTACAACTGCCTGTAATTGCTCACCTAAAGACTTAAAACCTCTGGTTTCAGGTTCGTTTATACTTTTGTCTTCTTCAATAGGATTAGCCATTTCAAACGCTTGCATTCTTTCTTCATTCTCAATAAATGATTTA